TGCGACTACATAAAGGTTTAGAAAAAAGAATTTTGGATGGACTAGAAGATTTTTCCAAGTATTATGTTTTAAATAATCAATCAAAAGAATTGATAGAGGGACATTTTAATTTAACGTCATCAATGCTTGCAGTAAATATTTTAAACCAACATGAATTAAATAATGGAAGAAGTCCCAAATATAAAACAGTTGAATTTATTCCTGGAAAAGAAATAAAAAAAGAGATTAATGAATCTGGAGGTATAAACCATGAATAGCTATTACAAATTTACGTTAAAAATGTGCAGGTCTTTTTCGATAGGGTTTACCATTTTCAGCCCACATTACAACGGGTGGTTAATGTTAGAGCTTAGGCTCGCTTGTTTTGCATTACATTTTGATAAAAAAGGTCGGCGCTGGTTTGGTTTTGAAAATTATTGGAGGGGATAAAGATATGGGTATGTATGATTCTGGTTACAAGGATGGTGCGAACGCAGGTTATAAATTAGCAATTGATGATATCCTTGAAAAATTAAACGATTTCGGATTTAAACATAATATTAAAATTCACAGTCCAAAAGATAATATTGATGATATTGTTACTTTAATTAAGTTTTATAAATTAGCATATGAAAACGCACTTAATGAAATAGCCGAAAGTCACTCAAATGAAGAAGAGGAAATTGACGGAACTATGTGTTTCGCTGTTTCATGTGGCTGTGAATTTTGTGAACAATGGAGGATACTTAATGAGAAATGAATGTTGGGAAGCATTAGAAAAGATGAAATGGGAGTTTTTTAACGGGAAAAAGTACCCAACTGGCAGACAATCAACCCAATGGTCACATTTACAAGACGCCCTTTGCAAACACACTGTTTCGCCAATGGAATGTTATGACGCTATTAAATTAGGGTATGTCTCAGAACATTTAAAGCTGAGAGAAAGCAGATATAAGAAGTTATTATAATGAGCAGTAATAATTTCCAGATGGGACACTGCGAAGATTGCCTTATGTATAAATGTAAAGTCGCACAACTAAAAGGCAGAATAGAACAATTAGAAAAAGAAAAAGCAAATCTTTATACCAGATGTCTTGAGAATGAAGAAGCGATGTATGATGCAGTTAAAAAAGGCAATGATAACCACTTAATTGAATTGGTTGAAAAGAGAGTCAGTAAAATATGAATGAGCATATAGATTGCCCGTATAATTATCTGCTCGTTTTTACGGGAGAAGAGGTGGGAGAAAGAAGAAAAATACGGCTGAAAATGAGACTGACGAATCTAATGGAATTTAAAAAGGAGGAAATAACGATGCCAGCATATCTATCTCCCTGCATTTACACCCGGGAAACCGACTTCAGTTTTTATGTAAAGCAGATCTCCACCTCGGCGGCGGCCATGGTGGGTATCACCGAAAAAGGCCCGGTCAACAAACCGGTGCTGGTAACGAGCTGGGAGCAGTTTATCAAAATATTCGGCTCCTACATCAATGAAGGATACCTGGCTTATGCGGCCAGAGCCTTTTTCGACAATGGCGGTTCGATCCTCTATGTCTGCCGTGTTGCCCACTACACCGACATCACCGACAAGAGCACGTTGACGGCTTTGAATTCCAACATGACCATTGCCGATCGCAATGCGACACCGGCACCCGCTCTTCAGGTCAATGCGGCCAACCCCGGGACATGGGGCGACCGTATTTCTGTGACAATCGAGGACGGCTCACTGGACCCGGCCAACACCTTCAATCTCGTTGTCAAATACAAGGATAACATCGTCGAGGTGTTCAAAGACCTCTCCATGGATGAGACGTCGGCCAATCATGTGGAACTTATGATCAATGAGGTCTCGGATTACATCGCTGTCAGTGATTTGTCCCCGTCTACAGGGACTGCAAATGACAGACCCGCTGTTGGAGATTATCCGCTTATTGGTGGCGACAATGGCCTCACCGGTGTGACCGATTCAGATTATATCGGCGACCCGTCCCAGCATACCGGGCTGTATGCCTTCGATGAGATCGATGCATTGAATCTGCTCATGGTCCCCGGCGTTACAACCGTCCCGGTTATCAATGCCGGAATCACCTATGCGGAAAACCGCAAGGACCTGTTATTCATTGCCGACACGCCGTTCATGCTTGAACCGCTGGAGGTCGTTGACTTCAGGAAGGGTCAGGGAACCTACACCCACGCGGCCTTCAACTCGTCTTACGCAGCTCTTTATTATCCGTGGCTGGAGATCAGCGATCCCATCACCGCCCGCAAGAAATACATCCCGCCCTGTGGCGCTGTAGCCGGGTGCTGTGCCCGAAGCGACCAGAAGACCTATGTCTGGTGGGCTCCCGCCGGAATCGATCGTGGCCGCATTTTCAACGCAGTGTCGGTCGCCTACAAGACCAGCCGTGGCGAACGCGATGTGCTCTATCCCGAAGGGGTCAATGTCATTGCCGTTTTCCCGGACACCGGCATCAACATCTGGGGCCAGAAGACTCTCCAGAGTCAGCCTTCAGCGGTGGACCGAATCAATGTTCGTCGCCTGATGATGTATATGGAGGAAGCCATATCCGAGTCATCCCGTTTTGTGGTGTTCGAGCCGAACAATCCGCAGACATGGCGGGCGCTCGGCCGTCTGATCAATCCCTTCCTGCAGGACATCAAGGAGAAAGGCGGTCTCTATGACTACGCCTTCCAGTGTGATGAGGAAACCAACACTCCGGCGGTTATCGATCGCAATGAAATGATTGCCCGGGTGTTCGTCAAGCCGACCAAGACAGCGGAATTCATCGAACTGAATTTCATTCTGACCGGTACCGGCGCGGACTTCAGTGAAATCATTTAATCAGGAGATAGAACCATGAGAAGTGGAAATATGCCCAAGAGCCTTTACCAGAACTGGCAGTTTGCCATCGAGGTGAACGGCTTTGACGTGGCCCTGTTTCACAAGGGACAGGAGCCGAAAACGGAATTCGAGGAAGTGGCCTTTGCGCCTGCTGGTTCCATGTTCGACCAGAAGGTGGCAGGACGTGTGAAGTTTGAGGACATCACCCTTGAAAAAGGAATCCTTCAGGACGGCTCTGACGAGGCGGCCCGGGAATGGGTGAAGAAGCAGGTCGATGTCAATGCGGTGACCGGCGGTCTGCCTGCCGATTATCTGAAGGACATCGATGTGGTGCGCTATGACCGCAGCGGCAATGAAACCAGACGCTGGACGCTGCATGGCGCATGGATCAAGACCTTGGAATACGACGAGCTCGAAGGCGGCAATACCGAAAACACCATCGAGAAACTGACCATCTGCTACCAGTACTGGACCTGATAAACAAGGAGTGAAGAAATGTATACCTATGAATTACCCAGTGGCATCGAGATCGAACTCAAGGAGATGACCGGTGCCGAAGAAGAGCTCCTGACCAACCAACGCCTGATCCGCAATGGAGAGGCGATCAATCAGGTGCTCAGAAACTGTACCGTCCGCCTTGGTGAGAACGAAAAGCCAGCGGTGAACGATATTCTCGATCTGCTCTCGGGCGACCGCCTTTTTGCATTGGTCAAGCTGCGCCAGATTTCCCTCGGAGACGAGGTGGAACTGGTACTGACGTGCCCCAATGCCTCGTGTCGCATGACCAACTATGTGACGGTCAATCTGGAGGATCTCAAAGTCACTCCTTACACCGAGGATCGTGAGTTCGAATTCAAGCTGCCCGGCTCAAAGAAAGCAGTCCGTTTCGGTCTGCTTGATGGCCACAAGGAAAAGCGTCTGGCCGCCTTGCGAGAGCCGAACATTTCATCGGCCATGATGATTCGACTCATCGAGATTGACGGAAAGGCACCCAGCAAGAAATCCCTCGCTGAGATGTCCATGCGTGACCGCAGTGCCCTGCGACAGGAAATGGCCCGGGTGGATGCTGGTATCGATACAACGGTCGAAGTCGACTGCGATGGCTGCGGCACCCGGATCAGAACACGTCTCGAGGCCGAACCGGCTTTTTTATTTCCAGGAGTTCGCTTGTAAGCGACAGCTTCTTTCTCG